CGACGATGTTGATCCTAACAAAACCGCACAACTCTAGAACACAGGGAGGGTTAGGAACCATGAACAGACAGAATATTTGTGTACCCCTCGGAACCATGGAAACGCTACGAGTCTTAGTCGAAAGAACACGTAACCCCTGCTAGTTGTTAACAAAGAGAAAAATGAACATAGTGGGTTTTGAGCACCCCCCACTACCCTAGCCACCCCATCAACAGTCAGGGGGGTTAGCTAAGTAAGCATAGGGCAAGGAAAAACCTGACGGGAAATCCTTGCGCTGTTGATGGGCCCCTAAAATCCCGCAACCGCGGTCTGTGCTCCTTGTGCGGACAAGTCCAAAGGGACACATCCGGTAAAGAAGCCACAAGACCAATCGTCTGCGGCCTGCCTCAAAACTCTTAGTTGGGACAAAGGCTGAGTGCCTCTGATCAACAATCGGAGATCGGAACAGTAGATATCAGGGGTCAAAGGATAAGTTGCAGCGGTATAAAACCGATACATCTCACTCTGAGCTCTAGAATACTGCGGAATCTGGACTGCAAGTCCACCTGCAACCTTAGGGCCAGTTGCAATTCCAAGAGGATTCACCGCTGTTGAAACCTCTGTCGCGGCAGTATAAGACACGACTGGTGCTGTACCAGACAAATTCTCACTAAGAGCTGCCCTTATATAATCATCAGGGCCATAAATGGTGAATTTGAGGCCGCCTCGTTGATAGTTGAACAAAACAGCTATCATTGAGACGTAATCAACCCCAAATACTGGTTGTACTGAGGAATTGTCTGTAGCATTTTTAAGAGCCACTATTTTAGGTCGCAATGCAACAGTGGTCTCACTGTTTACAGCTGCAACTCTAGAATAGTATGGAGCCGAACGTTTCGCCAATGCTCTAAGCGAAACAATCTTCTCTCCGATGCAAAATGCAGCGGAGGCAAGGTTACCATCATTGTTAGCGGTACCCGTGATGGTTTGAGCGGGTTTCTGGACTGTGGCAGACTTTTCTTTGGCCTGTACACCCTCACCTAGACCTTGAGCTTCAAAAACTTCTCGGTCAATTGTTAAATCATCTATGAGGGTGGGACTGCCAGTTCCAGGCATATACATGAGTGGTTGGTACCAATTGGCACGGGGCATTGCAACTTCGAACGTATCGTCAGCTGCAACCTCAACCAAACATGTAACCGAAGTGGACACTGTTGACGGTGCCACAAGCGGATTTAAAGCGTAAACGCTGACTATCCCGATCGATGAGTCAAAGTTCTTATATGGAACAGTGCTCGTATACGGGATAGTAATCGTGAATTCATTGGAATTTCTCAGATCAAGAACTTCACGATACAAATAGCTAGTATTTGCAAATGTGTCTGACACTCCTCTGCCAGGACTGAAGACCACTACATATCGACCCGAGTGGAATTCAGTCTTAACAAATTTGAATGTAAACACAAACCCAGATCTCCAATACGCAAAGAAATTGGAGATATAGCACATGGGAGACGGCCAAAAGAGCAACCCATTGCTTGGACTGAGTGTCCCCATCCCAGCGGGATAAAGGACCTTGCTATACACTAGTTGCCCAGTGGTATTATTGGTGGCAATCTGGAACTCACCAATATAGCAGGGAATTGACGATAGATAATTAAAACTCATCTCATCTATATCGGTCCCAGCAAAACCAGGCAACTCCTGGACTGCATTATCAGATAGCAATCCAAGATTTGTATGTGTTCCAATAGCATTCACGTTAGCTATATCATGCGCAACGTTTAGCTTTGAAAAATGAACATTATTTTGGGCATTTGGATTAGACCAGCCAAATGCCGAAGCAGTATTGCCTAAAATAGATGAAACCCAAGAGACGTTATTGGCCAAAGATGAAATCAGTGGAACGTCTTTGAATAAGTTAGACGCTCGTGTAACACGAGAGAATAACCCAGAAATGGGCCCATTATTCGCAATTGCTGCCTCTTCCTCGCTGGGATCAAGGCGACGCATGCCACCTCGACCCCTACGAGGGCGATCAGCCTGGGCCGTAAAGGCTGGAAAATCTAACTCAACGTCAGTAAACCAACACCAAACGGTCCAATCCACAGTCGCAGGTCCACCTGGGGATACCAGGGGCGAATAAACGCGCACGCTATAAGTACCCATAGTGCCAGTGCCATCAATCATGTTATAACCTAAAGTAGGTGAAACATAAGGGATAGACAAAGACACATCTGAGTCAGTAGCGAGATCAAAATCAATACGGGGAAGCTGTGTGGACAATGTCAAAGAGGGCAAAACAACCGAGAACTTTTTGGGGTTAAGTTGCGCCTGTGGGAAATATTGTATAAACAATCTTCCTTGCTGGAACCGCTGCGCGTTGGCTTGGAACTTCAAATTCACGGTTGCCCGGAAATTCAAAAAGCCACGCGTTTTCTCACGATATAAGGGTAATATCAGCAGATCATCTGGAAAATTAACAGTGTAAAGCGTATCACCTTGAATTTGGGTCAACGACAAAACACCCGTTGCAATAACAGATGGTCTACCAAGGAAATCCTTAATAGAATGAGAGCGATCCTCCTGCACTGACATTTTAATGGGTCTATCTATGTCCACAAAGCGGGGGAAGGCTTTTTCTTCCATTACTTTATCATCATGGAAGGTTACTGTCTGATCAACTTCAGTGACAGACATAAGATCTTTGGGGTTTTCTGTCGAACCACCTTGAAACGACTCACTATTTGAGGTAGCGATACTATTTATTTGTTTTACTTCGTGGCACCATCTTGCATCAGCCCGGTACCCAGAAGCCGTTTTTGTTTTCGCCGGGAGCGCCGGACTCTATAACAACCTGTTTTTCAGGAGAACGAGATCCTCAATAGTCTTCCAGCACCAACAATGAAGAAACGATACTCAATTGTCAGCCTGTATATAGGACTAAAGAGTAGAGGCGGTAACACAACCGGGTTAGGGTCGAGGCCATTTCCTCTATAGTGCAAACAATCTTAATCCGCTTAATGCACCTGAACGGACGCATCCACTAAACTACGACCTGTATAACCGTGGAGTAAGCTACAGGAAGTGGTGGCTGAACGAACCTACCATATCAGCTCAGAATTAAGAACAATATCCTGAAGCTGAATGTAGTCAACCACTGGAGGCATGAATTTTAGGTGTTCACGTGATTGAGCAATAATAATCTCAGACCATTTATCAAAGATGAATCGGTCATGGAGCGACAACTCTTTGAGAGCGATGGTTACATTGGTCTTCTGAGTATTCAAACGCTCTGGACTCTCCATATACCAGTTCAACATGTCTAAGATAGAAGCCAAGGCCAAGGGTGCTACATATCTTCGCACTCTTTGATCAAACCTAAAGCCCCTCTTCAAGAAAGTACATTGTTCAAGTTTCTTAAAAGGCACAAAAACAGTTCCTTTGTCCTCATCAGTATAGACCTGATTGAACTTAGTCATGCACACCACGAGTGTATCAAGATTAAAGAAACTGGAGGCCTCATCAGAAACATTGAAGATGTTATCATCACCATAGGTTACAGGAAAGACATGTTCCCAAAAACTCTCCAACTTGGATAAGTCTTTACTTAGGTCCACCCAACATAGCATCAGTAAGATCACTGCTTGCAGACTATTTAAAATAGTCGTTAATGGATGGCCAGACGGTAACTTACTACTCCATTGGTAGATAGTATCTCCAGAAACATGGATAGAATTGACAACTTCCTGGAAAAGAACTTCACGGACTAGAGCATTTTCGCAACCATCATTGTACCATTTGTTAATCATCTTACAAATAGCCATTAAGATGGCAGCTAATTGCCTAGTATCGTATCCAGAGAAATCACCACCTATCACCTTATCGCCTTTAGACCTCAACCGCTTAGCCAGCATGTCCCATTCCATAGAATATGGATTGATTCCAACCGCACAATGGCTGAAAATTCGATTCTCACAAATAAACATAGAGAAATCGAGGAAATACTGACGCGTAACAATTGAGAGAGGCAAAGGACATGCAGAAACCAATCGGGTCTTGCCGATCTCAACTTTCTCAAGTGATAAGGTCTCATCCTTGAGAGTATCAACAAATGCATGGAAAGAACGATTGCCCATCCTAGCATTCTTGACAATGATTTCGCACTCCTCCTGTAAGGCTTTAGCTTGTGGTCTTTCAAGGTCATACTCTTCGCCTTGACCAAAAAACCACTCTTTTCCTTTAAACCCGGGTATCGGATTCATCACATAAGGATACCCAGCAGATGTACTTCTTGGAATTGCTTCACAAAACTTTACGCCTTCAATTCCTAGAACTGCCTCCCTAAATGAAAAGACACACGGCCTCCTACGATTTGGATTGACTTGCTGATTCAATAATCTAGCAAGAAGCGATGCTGTACAAGCTTCAAGTACAGCTAGATTCAAGTTTGCAATACAAGGAGGCCCATAACGACCAATAGCTTCCTTGAGTGGCTCTCTGAAATCACCATTTGCATCACGCCAGCTCTTCAACTTGGCTGGAGCTGTCATAACCTTGGTTATTCTACCATAAAGGACACTCTTCCTAAGCTTAGTAACCTTAGGTTGATGTATGGTTAAGGTCTTGACATAAGGGATAAAAGTTCCCTCTGCTGGTGGTTTTTCAGCTTGAGCCGAAAACTCGTCAATCACATCGTTTGAAGGCGGATAATCAACATATCCAATTCCTTTGAAGGCTCGATCAACTTCATCAAAATCTTCTCGACAAAGCATAACGGATAAACCGAGCCCTGATGACCTTGTACCCGCGACGTGCATACCTAAGATCTTAGTAAGCACTGACGGATCATCAATTGTCAAGATGGAGCCACAATCACCCTTCTCCGTTTTTGCTGCATATACGAAAACTTCATTAATATCATAAACTTCACCATCAACCTGACTCTTTTTAACTGGATGGTATTGAACTGACAGCCTTTCCCAATAATAGGTAGGCTTACCATCAGTACTCAAATTGTTAGGCATCACCAAAGTGCACTTATAGTCCAGGTTCTTGTTAACAAGATCCCGAGGTGCAAAATGGGGTAAGAGATTAGGATGCTGATGAAAGTGATCAGGCAAAATAAAAACACATAAGTCTTTTTCCACTAGACTTTCTGTGCGCCTGGCTCCCAACATACATCTAACAGTCACCGGCAAAGAATCTGACTGGAAGTTTGACTTAAACATAAGGACTTGATCTTCCTCAATGTCGCCGTCGTCAATCATATTCTGCAACATTGTAATATAATGGTAAGGGATAAGACACTTACGGCCGCAATAAACGAACGCATTGCCTATTCTCTTCCCTTCCAATGTCTTCACGGTATAAAGGGCTTTCTCTGTGATCTTCCTACACAGATTATGATTGTTTTGATCACCACCACCTTCAGACACAAAGGAATTGGGGCCATTGTTTTTAGGTTTATGCAATGGCCTTTTGTGTGGCTTTTCACGCTTATTTTTTGGATGACTCTCATCTACAAAGCCATCCTCATCTCCCTTATGGCCAGTTAAGGCGCCATGTAGCTTAGACAAGGCTAAACCAATAGCAGCACCAGCTACAAGTGCTGCACCAATCTTCAAAACTTGTTTCAAAATTGGATATTTGTCTAACCATGCTTCCGCAGCCATTCTGACATCTACAAAATGAGACTTAAGGTCTTGTCTCCATCTTGATTCGCCAGCGACTTCTGGACCAAAAACATGATCCAATACATAAGTCTGCATAGTTTCATCGTCAACCTTTAACATAATCTTCTTAATCAAAGATTGAGCACCAGCAATATGATATAAAACCCTACCACTGGTGATCGCCTCTACAGGGTCCAACTTAGATTGAGCCCAAAGCAACGGGAAACGACTAGAAAAAAAATGCAAAGCCTCACGTATTGAACCTAGTCTCCACATGTAAGCACGCCCTGGAATGAGATCCTCAATTGAAAGAGTATCATCAACAGAAGAACTAGATGATGAACTCTCCTCCTCAAGATCTGCCAAACAAAGTTCACTGGTCAGATTTACTGGTCGCTTTCCGCGCCAAAACGAAAAAGATTGAATATCATTAAATGAAACTTGTCTGTCAAAATAAATTCTTCTGCCAGATGCAGTGAATTTAGGGCTATTTTCAACTTCCCTTTCTTCATCTGCGTCATAAAAGACATCCTCTTCTCCGCCTTGAGCACCAAAAGCAACCTCTTTGAGCAGATTACTCTTCCTGGCTTTCACAATGTTGGATACACGTTCTTGCATCCGACCTGCATAAACATCAGACACAGCAGCACCAGAATGGTACTCTTCAACTATTTTTCTGACCATGCCTTGAAAAGTGTAAACTCCCTCTGTGACCAGCACATCAGGTCTAGTTCTAGGATTGGGGCATCGCATACGATGTAATTCGTACACATCCTCATTGAAATCCTGAACTCCATCACAGTTTTTAAGAGCTGGATGGTTCTTATCAAAGACACGATCCCAAGGGTTCCGTACACCCTTAGATTCAGGTGTGCAGAACTCAACCTTAGGACAAACATGAATAATCATGTTCATCCTTCGGATGAGAGCTTCCTTGGAAACAATTGAATTTACTTCAAAATCTTTCTGATTGGTATTGACCACGATGATCTTGGAATTAAATTGAACTTTTCCTTTCGAGGCCAAATCTGCCATGTGCAATGTATGAGGTGCATTGTTAACCATTCGAATAAATTCAAGAGGTTCTCCTGCCTGGCCAAGCACATCCCGGAACTGCATAAAATCATCAACAACAGTGACAAACTGATTGTGATAGTCTGTCCAGTATTCTTCCTCAAAAAATCTATGATAAATGAACTGACTCGCGTCACGCTCAAAGTCAGGGAGATCTTCTTCTGGTAGAACACGACCAACTACCTCAGCAATCAACATGCCAATGATCCATGATTTACCAACTCCAGGAGAGCCTGCACACGTGATCGTGTATGGCTCCTGCCGCACAAGCTTTTTAGCAGGCGCAATCCCATCAAATAGGTCTTGAACCTTCTTAAGCATCCGGCCATAGGAAGCTAGGGCATTCTTCACCCGTATTCCTTCCACACCAGCAAATACCATCTGCGTGAGCCTAGCGCCCTCAATCTCGAGCATGCGAACATGGTCTCGATTGGATAGGGTTATGGCAAGGTTGCCATCATGTGCTTTCTGCGTAACATCAAGCACTTTTTGGCACCAATTATCCACTTGAGGCGTAGTCTTAACAATCCATGCTTCAACATCACCACCTGAAATCCAAGATCGGATTTCATTGGCACATTTAACGAAAAGGTCAATCGCAAATGCAGAGACAGTGGTCAGACCATCTGTCAATCGCGGTATCTCACCAATTCCCTTGAGGAAACTGGTAGACCGCTTACCATGTGGAGCTTCATGAATTGTAACAAGACTAGTCAAAAGCAAGGCGAGGCCAACTATAGGACTTTCATGGTTAGCCTCGGCTTGGAATTCCACACCTGAGTCCACAGCTTCTGATTCTTGGTCAAATTTAAAAAGAACTTCTTCAACCTTCTCTTTAATCATTAGCTGGGACCATTCACCACATCTATCAACTATGGCATATGTTACTGGCATGATCGCCAACATCACGATGGGAATCCAAACTTTCTTGGATTTACCTCGACAAAACAAAATTAGTGACAAAAGAACTATACAAGCAGGAACGACTTGCATACCCATCTTAACATGGGCTGCCACTTCCCAAAAGGAAGAAACAGATTCATTTGTGACGTCCAACGTCTTCTTCAAAGAGTCGGAAAGGCCCTCAAACTTGGCCTTCATATCATCATCTACATTGACTTCGTGCTTGAATTTAAAATCCAACCATCCTTGAGCTACAAAGTAGTCTGTGATATCATCACATTGTGCCTCAAATTCTTCAAAATCCTCGTAAGGATTGACGCATTGCTCTCTAACAGCTTCCATCGCAACAGTGCGAAGGGCCTTGACTCCGCTCTCATTAGAAATCAGATTGCGAAGACGCATCGTAGCGTAGTGTGTACTAAGATAAAACCTTGGTTTATCAACAAGTCTAAAGCGAAGAGCTAAGCTAATGTCATAAAGACGTCGCACAGCTCCTGGACCACCTAAAACTTGCTTCCAAGTCCCATCCGTCAAACATACACACCTGTCCCAACTCCATTCATCATGCGTTATGGGAGGGCCATCAATTGCTCTCTCATACATAGCACGTAGAACCGAAATACATTGCTCCTTGTCAAACTCCTTAAACGGATTCTTCCGTGGGAGAATGGCATTCCTAAGTCTATGTACAGACCTAGGTGCAGTAGCAAGGTACTCCGCGAATTGGACAAAATCATTAAAAACCGGGGGCATCATACCATCATTGAGGACCACCTCTTCAACAACAGGAAGTATTTCAGAGGTCAGCTCGGCGGGGGTTTGTGTTAAATTGTTAAAATTGTTTGTGTTTGCAGTTGTATTTGTAGTTTAACCTCAGACACCTGGTATCAACTATTTCCAGATATCGGAGTGCCAGTTATGTTTTCGAGGGTACCTCCCTCACACCGATAACAACGCGTTTTTCGCGAGAACGGGGTTTTCCAGCCATCAATCAGTCCCCAGGATTATATGGCGATTCCTAGATCTATGTCCATTAGGCTGGAAGGTTGTTGGAGTAGTGTAACATTCGGGTTAGGAACGATTCTTGCTCCGAAGGGTCTCCCTTTCAGAAGACACGGCCCTACACGGAAACGGCGCTATTTCTTGCTCTATCAACTTCTTGAGCTTTCCCAGCATGGATTCCGCTTTCCATGGTACTTATGCAACACGGCGTACGAAAGTCATCAAGATAAGACGTATATGAGCGAACAATATACGAATATGCACTAAGCAACTTTAGG